AAGAAATTAAGAAGTATAGAGCTGCTATGAATCTATGCACTATCTTACATGATGCTTTAGATAGATCAAAAGACAGCATACTAACTCACCCTCTAAGTAAGGCTGAGATAGAAGAAGTAATGGAGGAATATCTTTAATGCCTTCTATAGAACTTACTGACATACAGCAACGTAACCTTGAAATATTAGTTATGGAAGCTGGTTACTGGTCAAAACATAAACATAAACATCCTCTTAAAGGAGAGGAAGTAGACGAATTATTGGAGATTTTAAGATGCGATACGAAGTGCGAGTAAAGAAACTTATTTATGACTTCTACCACATAGAAGCAGATAATCCTAAACAAGCAAAATTAAGAGCATTAAATCTTAAAAAGGTAGGCAAGGTCGATACTATCCGAATGAAACCAGAAGCAGACTACGCATTAGAAGTTAATGACAAACCAGACTGACTATACCGATCAAATCGCAGGGATGTACGACGATTGGTCTTATGACCATTTAATTAGATGCAATAGATACTGCAAAAATTATGTAAATCAAGATCAAGACATCACGGATGCAGTTAAAACCTACAGAGCTGCCTTTATGAACGTAGAAGACTAACACTAAGACTAAGCCTGACAGTCAATAAACCCGCCCAAAAGGTACAGGTATTTCACACTCATCACACGGACACAGGCTCGCCATGACAACTTACAAATTCCACTATCTTCCTAAAGATGGTGCTAGTTTAACTGGCTATTTTGATGGCTTAAATAGTGACGAGGATGCTGCTTGGCATGCTAAAAACTTTTGCGATCATTATGGTCACACACTTTTAGATGTTAAACCCATTAAAGAAAAAAAATGAAAAAAAGGAAATATTTCCCAAATAATTGGCGAGCAATCAAGGACACTCCAGACCAGTTTTTCATGGCTATGCCATATGAACAGTTAGAAGACTGGAAAATATATGGTTATGAACTTCCTGATTCTGTCTATGCCTTAGTAAGGACTAAGGATGAAGAAACAGGCAAGGTCGAGGAGTTTTACTACAACACCGAACGCGGTACTAAACAACGCATGAAACGTGCAATGAAAGATAACAAAGAAATGTACGTATGCACCATGGAAGGAATGTACTTCCTAAAACCTGACGAATTACCTTTTGATTTTAACAACGATGAAAAAAAGAACATTTGAAATCCGCTATGCAGAATTGTTACGCGATATAAATAACCATCCAAAACGAACAGAACTGCTTAACCTTTTGTCACAACAGTTAGCTGATGATACTGTTACTATAGATACAAATTAATACTTAGTGGGGTTAAAGCCATTATTAAAAGATTAACGATTAAGGTCGATAATGATAAACATTACCGCCTCAAAGTGCTTGCAGCAAAACAGATGCTGACTTTAGATGAGTTAGCTAATCGAGCATTAAATATGTATTTACAGCGCAACAGTAAAGACAGTTAAACTGTAAGATGTTAGCAAATTGTTGTACATAATATACAGTCCCTTTTTTATGGGGATATTTACCTATACACTACAAACGTATTTTAAATCTTTTATGAGCTGTTTATTTAGCAAAGGCAATTTTTATCTAGGAGTCGATGAAGAGAAATTCTGCGATTTCGATATACACCTCGGTAGATTTGTGCTACAGTACACGTGTCCAGCAGGACAAAACCCACCACAGGACGATGGAACGAACAACCGACCCTCTCAGGGATCAGATAACTGATAATAAAATGCTTAAACTCTTCAGATGTATGAAGACGTTTAGTATTTTTGACCCTGAGATGCCGCTTCAATTACAACTTACATTTTTGTATGTTGCTTCGCATGACAACTGTCATAAGCAAGCACTTGAAGAAGCACTTGGATACTCGAATGCAGCAGGCAGTAGAAATACTGACTATCTTGCAAAGATCCATCGTTACAAAACCAAAAAAGGCATGAACCTGATTAGCAAGGAGAGAGATCCTTCTAGTCGTAGAAGGTATGCTCTAGCCTTGACCAAAGAAGGTAAAGCCTTAGTCGAATCTCTCAAATCACAACTTTATGACTAAAGCTACATGGAAAGAGTGTCGTAAATACACACTCACCAAGCGTCCTAGCTGGCAAAAGAGTGGACGAAAGTCTGCAATTTTGTATTCAGGTAAATTTACGGAGTTCCATCATTGGGATTTCGATCCTCATAAGATCACATATAGATTGATGTTAGAGGACTGTCATGAACTTAAGGCGCAAGGACTAGCCAATGCATCCCTAAATAGGTATGTCTCAGCAGTATCAACAGTCTTATCATTTTGTCAGAAGAATCAGCTACTATCACAGGATTGGACAATCCCTAGATTTGAGCGATTTAACGAAGCAGAAACACGTAATGACAGGGACGCATTTACAGCAGATGAAGTCGCAAAGATGATTTCATATGCGCGTAACACCTTAGCTAATGATGATTTAGGAGACATCATCTTGTTTGCAGTCTTAACAGGAATGCGCCAAGGAGAAATCCTAAAACTTACTAATGATTGCATTGATATAGATCAACGCTCCATAACAGTAAGGAATGCAAAAGCTAAAAAAGGTGAATCACGTTATGTAGGAATACATGAATCCTTACTCCCTATCTTGACCAAACGAATGGCTAACAATAAGTTTGGACTTACATTTGGTGATGACTGGTTAAATGATGACCAGATGAGGAGTTGGTGGCATAGATGCTTAAGGCATTTAGGTAAACCAGTTGGCGAAGGTAGCCCATGGAAATTTCATGGACTTAGACATACATGTGGAACATTACTTATTCAATCAGGTTTGAATATTGTTGAGGTTGCCACTCACATGGGTCATAGCTCGACCCGCGTTACAGAAAGATACTTGCATGCAAATGACAAGGACTTAGCAAAAAGAGCTAACTCTATAGACTTCGCATATGTGTAGTCTTCCGCATCTACTAGGTGCGAAAATCAGCATTTTTCATTACGAATTATTGATATGTTAAGTGCGTCAGTTACAATAAATACGCGCAGTTCCCTTGGGAGTGTGGCGGAATTGGTAGACGCGCCGGACTTAAAATCTCCCGTAATCTGAATACGATGTTGTAACCGCTCTGAGCTGCAAGGCTGAGAGCTTTTTTATTGCAACGGTTTTGAATTTATACACCTTAGCATAATTAAATATCCATAATCTACCGAATAAAAATACATGCCTTTACGTGCTGAAATTGAGCAGCAGGAGACATTAGAACGTAATCAAATAAGGGGCGGATTAGAAAAATTAAGAAAGGACACCCTTCATTTAGAAAATAAAGAATACGCATCCGCAACTGTTTATGGTTCTGCTTCTATTGCTACATTGTTGCCAACATTTGTTGAATACATAGATAAAAAGAAACAAGAACGTATAGATACTATAAAGAAACATGGCGCAGGAAGTATGGTTGCATTAATGCCATATCTTTTAGCCATAGATACTGAGTCTCAAGCAGTAATAACTGCAAAGCTAACGTTTGATAAAGTATTTTCTCCAGTAAAAAAGAATCAATTAGTCATTAAAGTCGTCGAGTCAATCGCTTCTGCAATAGAAGCTGAATGTCAAATGCGGTATTACGAAAAATGTACTCCCGCTTTATTTAGAACTCTAAAGGAAAATTACTGGCATCAAGCAAAAGGGACTGAGTATAAACGTAAGAGCATGCAAACAATAATGAATAAGCATGACATCATACCGTGGCAACCATGGAACGGTATTAAGAAAGTACAACTGGGAGGATTTTTATTAGAGTGCCTTGCCTTTTCATCGGGTTGGTTTACTAACGTAGAGCAAAGAGTAGGTCGCAAATCAAAAACTTATGTCATAACAACAGCCGAATTTAATAAGCATAAAGATGAGATAGTTAGATTAACTGAGCTGTTTAGTCCTTTAACTAAACCAATGCTTATTGAGCCAAGAGATTGGACTAATGTGCATGATGGCGGATACTACTTAAATCAATTAACTAATTGCCATGAAATGGTACGTCGAGGTGAACCGTTACCTATACAGGGGAAAAATACCTACAATTTTTTAAACAAAATACAGAAGGTAAAATACAAACTAAATCCTTTTATTACTGAAGTAGCAAAGGAGTTGGAAGAGAGAGAAATTGAAGTAGGAAAGTTTCGTCCTGTTATTAATCACACCATACCTCCCAAGCCTGCTGACTTTGATACTAATAAAGACAGCAAGAAGGCATGGAAGAAAGAGGTATCAATAGCACATAATAAAAACGCTAACGAATGGAGAATATCCTGTCGAACTAGGATGACAATGAATTGTGTCAGAGAGTTTGAGGGAAAAGATTTCTTTATACCTTGGTCTTTTGATTACAGGGGTAGAGCATACCCTATACCTAGTTTCCTCACACCACAAGACACGGACTTTGGAAAAAGTTTACTTAAGTTTAGTGAGGAGTCAGAGATAACTGAAGACGGGGAAAAGTGGTTAGCTTTTCAAGTAGCTACAACTGCTGGTCTTGATAAGGCAACGTTAGATGAGAGACTAATGTGGCCGAAACTTATTGAGAATAAGGCAAGGATCAAACGAGTAGCTACTGACCCTATAAACAATATTGGAGATTGGGAGACGGCTGACGAACCTTGGCAATTCCTTGCTGCATGTGAGGAGTACTACTTTGTAGTTATAGCTAAGACAAGGATGTCTACTGGTCTACCCGTGGCTACCGATGCTACCTGTTCTGGCTTGCAAATACTTGCAGGCTTAGCTCGCGATAAGTCCACAGCTACCTTGGTAAATGTTATACCAAGTGATAAACCTCAAGATGCATATCAAGTTATAGCGGATCAAAGTCGCCCAAATATTCCCGAAAGGCTTCGTCCTTACTGGGATAGGAAGGCGACCAAAAGGTGCGTGATGACAATACCCTACAATGCTAAACCGTTTAGTAATCGGCAGTATATAAGAGATGCATTTAAAGATAAAGAAATTGAGGTAGATAAAGATGAACTTACTCAATTAGTTCAAGCGGTCAGGAATGCCATGGAAGTAGTAGTTCCGGGGCCGATGAGAGTCATGAGATGGATAGAGCAAGAAGTAAGTAAAGCTATAAAAGATGGAGCAAAACAATTAATGTGGGTCACACCATCTGGTTTCAGGGTTACTCAAAAACTTATGAAACAAGATTGGAAAAGAGTTGAACTACAGTTATTTGGGACTACTAATTTAAGAGTAGGTACAGATAAGAATAAAGGAGTAGATCTTTTACATCACAAGAATGCAACAGCACCTAATCTAATTCATTCTTTAGATGCAAGTTTGCTACACCTTTCAGCTATTAAATTTGATGCTCCTGTTAGTCTCATACACGATAGTGTTTTGTGTAGAGCTACAGATATGACTCACCTTTCGACGTTAGTACGCGATACTTACATGCACCTATTTGCGGAGCATGATTTTTTAAGAGACTTTGCCCAAGCTATTGGAGCTGAGTCTGACTTACCGATTATTGGAGACCTTCAACCGTCCGAGGTAATTGAATCCACTTATTTTTTCTGTTAATGAGAAACATACACGTAACACCTAGTCCTGTAACTCTTGAAGGTTATCAGGCGATATTAAAGCCAAGTAAATTTGGCTATTCACTTAAGGCTGTAGTCGGAAGTGATGTAGTTAATGCACTTGAGGAAGAAAGAGCTGACTGTCTTAAATGGGCAGAATCAAAATTAAAGAATCCTAAGCGTTCAACTCTACGACCAGAACCTTGGGAAGAGGTTAGCGATGGAAAATACATAATTAAATTTTCTTGGGCTGAGGATAAAAGACCACCAGTAGTTGATACCGAAGGTACACCAATCACGAACGTAGATACACCAGTATATGAAGGATCAAAAGTTAAGCTTGGCTTTCATCAAAAGCCTTATATATTGCGCGATGGCGTTACCTATGGCACTAGCCTTAAGCTATCGGGTGTACAAATCGTCAGTATTCAATCCGGTGCTGGAGTGGATACAGGAGATTTGGATGAAGGTGGTGTAGCTGAGTTGTTTGGAAAAACCTCTGGCTTTAAAGCTGATGATCCAAATGTTACTCCTGACACAACTCCTAGCTCAGTAGAAGACGACGACTTCTAATGTTTAAATCAGGATTAGAGGAGAAAGTCTCTGATCTTTTATGTGAACTGGGTGTGGATTATGAATATGAAGGTAAAAGTTTTGACTATACCATTACTCATAAATACACCCCAGATTTTGTCTTACCAAACGGTATATGCCTTGAAACTAAAGGTTTCTGGCGACCTGACGACCGCAGAAAGGTTCGACAAGTAATTCAAGATAATCCAGATATAGATTTAAGGATGGTTTTTCAAGATCCTTATAAAAAAATCTCAAAAAAATCAAAGACTACTTATGCCCAATGGTGTAAGAGATACGGAATTTTATGGTGTGCCTTTCACGCCATACCAATTGATTGGCTCAAATGACCGAAAGCGAATTTATACGACATGAGCCATGCGGTGTATGTGGATCGTCCGATGCTAACAGCGTTTATACGGACGGTCACAGCTACTGCTTTAGTTGTCAAACGTACACAGCTGGCGATACAGAACACACTCATCAAATGCAGACAAATGTTAATTTCAAAGGATCAGCCCAAAGGCTGCAAAAACGAAACATTAGCGAAAGAGTATGCCAGTTTTACAAAATCTACAGAGACGATGCATACTTACGCTTCCCTTATTTCGACAGCTCTGGACTACTTAAAGGTTTCAAAGTAAAGACGAAAAGTAAGGATTTTAAATATGAAGGAGAAAGTACTGACACTCTATTTGGTCAGCATTTATTCCCTACTACTGGCAAACGAATTGTTATTACCGAGGGCGAGCTAGATGCTGCAAGCTGCTATGAAGCGATGGAGAACTGGCCGATGGTTTCGTTACCACATGGGGCAGCGTCAGCCAAAAAAGACATTCAAAAACAAATACCTTTTCTACAAGGATATTCGGAAATCATCTTATTCTTCGATAAGGATGATGCAGGACGAAAAGCTACAGAACAAGTTGCTACTTTATTGCCTCAAGGAACCGTTAAGATTGCTCACTTGGCAGAACCTTATAAGGATGCCAGCGATGCTTTACAGGCGAATGATGCGGATGCTATTCGTCGTGCGATCTGGGATGCGAAAGTATATCAACCTGATGGAATTGTGGATGGAAAATCGTTATTAGAACTAGTAACGACACCTAGTCCACCATGCGATCACAAATATAACTTAAAAGGATTGCAAGAAAAAACACACGGAATCCGATACGGAGAACTCACGACTATAACAGCAGGCACAGGTCAAGGGAAATCAACCTTCTGTCGCCAGCTCGCAACGGACTTATTAAGTTCTGGAGAACGTGTTGGCTATATCGCATTAGAAGAATCTAACAGGCGAACGGCATTAGGTCTAATGTCAGTAGCTACAGGACAAGCATTACATTTAGGAGAACACAAAAGGGATGTTTTACAACAAGCCTACGATGCCACTATTGGTAGCTGGAATCTTTATTTGTACGATCACTTTGGCTCATTATCGCCGGACGTTATCTACAACAGAATCGAATACATGGCATTGGGACTTGACATCCGAATCATTTTCCTCGACCATCTATCCATACTACTCAGCGGATTGGATGGGGACGAACGAAGAATGATAGATACAACCATGACTAAATTAAGGTCATTGGTTGAAAGAACTGGTATAAAGTTATTTCTTGTTTCCCACCTGAGACGAGCACAGAACGATAAGGCACATGAGGACGGACAGAGAGTTTCTATAGGACAGCTTAGAGGTTCAGCTTCAATTTCTCAATTATCTGACACCGTTTTAGCTTTAGAACGCGATCAGCAATCGGAGGATGATGTGTCAATTTTAAGAGTTTTAAAGAATAGGTACTCAGGAGAAACAGGTGTAGCTGCCGAACTGAAATACGATAAATCTACCTGTAAATTCAATGAAACTACGAACACAATTTTCAGTCCCAACACAGACTTCTGAGTTGGATGAGCTGAAGAAACCAAACCCACCTAGTAAACAGCAGAAAAAGAAAGCCAAGTTTAAAGATAAAACTTATGTCGGAAAAACAAATGCTCGTATTTGACTGCGAAACTAACGGATTATTACATGACGTTTCTGAGATACATTGCATTGCCATCTGGGACTCCGAAAAGGAGGAAACCCACGTATTTAACCATAGAGGTGGTGAGTGCCGGCCGATCACGGAAGCTCTCAATTGGCTCAATACGGCTGATGTCATTGTTGGTCATAACATCATTGGCTATGACTTACCTGTTTTTCGGAAAATATATCCTTTTTTTAGTACTACTGCTGAAATTGTGGATACTCTTGTGCTATCTCGCTTATATCATCCAAACATGATGGAGATAGATAAAAGAAGAACATGGACACGAATGCCATTACAACTTTATGGAAGACATAGCCTTGAAGCTTATGGCTACAGGCTTGGTGAATATAAAGGAGAGTTTGGAAAAACAAGTGACTGGAAGGAATGGTCACAAGAGATGCAAGATTATTGCGTCCAAGACGTACACGTTACTACAAAATTATGCGAACACTTCCGCCCCTACCTGACTCGTGTTTGCTAGAACATAGGGTCGCGGACATTTTAACTGAACAAGAAATACATGGATGGTACTTTGATGAATCAAAAGGTCAGCAACTTGAATCACATCTCAGAAGAGAGATGGAAGAAACTATTGCAGTACTTCGCCGACAATTCCCTTTCGTTGGAGGAAAGATGTTCACTCCTAAACGAAATAACGCATCCCAAGGATACATCGAAGGAGCCGAATCCCAAAAATTAATAGAGTTTAACCCAACATCACGAGATCACATAGCATGGATTCTTCAGAATCATCTGAACATTACGTTGACCCAGACTACGACGACTGGGAAACCAATTATCGACGAGATTACCTTGAAGGAGATGAACAATCCCTTCTCGACTTTATGTGCGAAAGCTTTGGATCTAAAGAAGAAGCTAGGAATGATCTCGCAAGGCGTAAACGCATGGCTCAAGCTATGTACGACATCTAGTCGAATACATCATCATTGCTCGGTTAGTACGAACACATTTAGATGTGCTCATCGTAAACCGAATTTGGCACAAGTACCAGCGGAACCACAGTTTAGAGAGTT